GGGGTTGGTCTGCTGCACCTGTGGCTGTGAAACAGGCAACCATCATTCAGGCCAGCCGAATCTTCAAACGCCTTGACTCGCCGTTGGGTGTCTTGTCTGCACCAGACCTCGGCTACATAAGGGTTGGCACAAGACTTGACCCTGATGTTCAGCAACTTGTTGAGCCGTATCGCCTGGCAAGGTTCTTGGCATAATGGCACAAATCTCAGACCTTAGAACAGGCATCGCAACTAACCTGGCAACCATCACAGGTTTGCGCACCGGTTCAACTATCCCTGCGAATGTGAATCCACCGTTTGCCATCATCGCACCAGCATCGGTTGACTATCACAAAGCGTTCTTCAACGGCCTGTCAACTTACAACTTCACCGTCACTTTGGTTGTCGGTTTGGTTAGTGAGAGAACGGCACAGAACTCGTTGGATGCTTATTGCTCACCGACAGGTTCTTCTAGTATTCGTGGGGCAGTAGAATTAGACAAGACACTAGGTGGTAAAGCATTTGACTGCATAGTGTCTGGGATGAGAAACTACGGCTCAATTTCACTCGGAGATAACCAATACCTTGCAGCTGAGTTTGACTTAGTTGTGCAGGCTGACTAATAAGAGGAGTTTGTCTTATGGCAAAATTCGTGGCAACTGACCACAAGATCACAATCAATGGCACAAACTTGAGCACCTCGCTTCAGTCTGTTGACCTAACCATCCAGGCTGACGAAGTTGACACCACTACTTTTGGTGGAACTTTTAAGACTGTTACCGGCGGCCTTCTATCGGGTTCAATCACTCTAAACTTCATGCAGGACTTTGGTGCTGCTGCGGTTGATGCGACCCTTTGGCCTTTGCTAAACACTGCTGCAACTGTTGTCATTACGCCAACAAGTTCAACCGTGTCAAGCACGAACCCTAGCTACTCGGCTATTTGCCTAGTGTCGCAATACCAGCCTTTTGCTTCGACTGTTGGCGATCTAGCCACCTTGTCGGTCACCTGGCCAACCAGCGGCACTGTAACTCGCGCAACAGCATAATTCTTTACCACAACTAAAAAGGAAACCAAATGAAACTCAATCTACGCGCAGAATTTCTTGACGGCAGAACCATTGACCCGATTACGGTCATCATGCCTGATATGTTGAAATTTGAAGAGAAGTTCAATTTGTCTGTGGCTACCCTGGCTAAGTCTGAGAAGCTGACACACATCGTGTTTTTGGCTTGGGCTTCGTTGAGTCGAACCAAGCAGACTGATAAGAACTTTGAGGATTTTATTGAAACGGTTTCTGCGGTTTCTGCGAGTGAGATCGACCCAAAATAGTTGGGCTTGGCGATGAGTCTGCACATTGGCTCATCGCCGGCCTTGCTGTTGAAACAGGTATTGCACCAAGTCTGTTGATGCAAGAGTCGCCACGAATGTTGTTTACTATTCAGCGTTATTTGATTCATAAGAATCAGGCGAGGTGAAGATGACCCTGGACTTCGGTTCGGGGTTTTCTTTTGCCTTGTTTGGTTGGCGGTAGAATTGATGACATGTCAACTGAAATCGTAAAATTCTATGGTGTGCGCGAGATGATTGGCTATCTGCAAAACTTTGAGCCAGCGGTTTATGCGCAGCTGCGTAAAGATTTTAGACGCATTGCCTCGCCTGCTGTGTCAGCCATAAATTCAACCGTGCCACCAGTTTCGCCTTTTGCTGGCGGATCAAAGGATGGGTTTTCGGGTCATGGTGGTCGCACTGCTTATACAGGTGCAACGGGTAGTTTGAATATCACGCCTTTTCAGCGTTCAAGAGGGCCAGGGTCAACCACAGCAAATCTTGTTGCAATTTCGGCAACTGGTAAAAATCAGCAGTATGGCTTCAACATCGTTGATATGGCTGGTCGTGGCAGTGGTCGTGGCCGTAAGCCTAAAACTGAAACCAAGCCTTACTACTACAAACAGGGCATTAGAACTCACCGTTTGAATGGTCAGGGTCAAGCAATGATAGATAAACTTGGTGGCCGACCATCGCGCTATTTCTATCCTGCTATTGAAAAGCAGTTGCCTGCGATTCGTAGGCAAGTAGAAAAGACTATCGAAGATGTTGCGGCTCAGTATAACCGTAGAATCGGGAGAATGTAATGGCTGGCAAAATTAAGGCGATTATCGCCGCACAGTTTGAGGACTCTGGGCTAAAGAAGGCTCAGAAGGGTTTCAACAGTCTTGGTAAAACTATCCGCACGGCTTTGGGTGCTGTTGGTCTTGGTGTCGGTGTTGCCGCGCTGACTGGTCAGTTGAAGGCTGCTGGTAAGGCCGCTGCTGAGGATGCTAAGTCGCAGGGCTTATTGGCTCAGGCGTTGCGCAACACTGTTGGTGCTACTAACGCTCAGATTGCTTCGGTTGAGCAGTCGATTAGTGGCATGGAGTCAATGTCGGCTGTTGCTGATGACAAGATTCGACCAGCGTTTGCTCAGTTGGCTCGTGCGACTGGTGATGTAACCAAAGCAACCGAACTAACTAATCTGGCTTTGAATGTGGCTGCTGGCACGGGCCGTGATGTTGGTGCTGTGGCGATTGCGTTGGGTCGCGCCTATAACGGCAACACGACTGCACTGGCCAGGTTGGGTCTTAATGTCAAGGGTGTTAGTGATCCGCTAGCTGCGTTGACTAAACAGTTTGAGGGTTCAGCTGCTGCTGCCGCAAACCTTGACCCTTATCAGCGTTTGCAAATTGTGTTTGACAACCTTCAAGAAGACATCGGTGTTGCGCTTCTGCCTTATCTGAATCAGCTGGCTGATTACTTCAATTCCGAAACAGGCCAGAAGGCTTTGCAAGATTTCGCCAAAAATGTTGGCATTATGACTGAATCAATTTTTGAGTTGGCTGGTTCGATTGTTGAAACCGGTGTCATTGATTTGCTGGCAGATTTCTTAAGTATTGCGGCTAAGGTTGCGAAACTTGATTTTGGCGGTGTGAACGATCAACTAAACAAAAACATGATGTCTGGTTGGGTTGACAAGTTCATAAACAATCGCAAGGCGTTCCTAAATGACATGGAAGTCATTTCCAAGGAACGACCTGAGTTCGCAAAGAAGATTGAAGCTGCGATTGCCGAATATCTGAAAAGCGTTACGAATTTACAGGGTCAGTTTGGCAGCATCCGTGGTATTGAAAATGCCGCAGGTAAGAAAAGTGCCGGCACAGGCACGACTGTTGACACCGGTTCTAAGGGTTTGACAGCTGCTCAGAAGGCTTTGGCTGCTGCTTCTAAGGCGGCTGCTGATGCGGTCAAGGCGGCTACTAAGACTGCTAATGAGCAGGCTGAGGCTTACATGAAGGCGGCTGAGGCTGCTGCTGACTTTATGTCTGCGACTCGTTCGATGGTTGATGGTTTCCGTGATCTGTTCAAGGTCACACCGGAACTGGGTGCGTTTGAGCAGGCTGCTGTTGATGCGTTCAGTAACATTTTTGACACGATTGATTCGGCGTTGTCTGATGGCGTGATTCTGTCTAGCGCAGCATCTCAGTTGCGTGAGTATGCGGCTAGTGAGCGTAAAACTTTGCAGGCGATTGCGAAGCAGCGTGATGTGTTGGCTGGCAAGATTGATGTGGCCAGAACCATAACGAGTGGCGTTATGGGTTTGTTGGGTATCACTAACTTGTTGGAAACGACTAGCAAGAGTGTGACTGAAACTGTTTCCACGATTATCAATGGCATCCAGGTTGCGACTACTAAGACTTTTGAGGTGGTGTCTTCGGGTGGTTTGGTGGATAACTTCCAGAAACTTGTGGATAAGACTAAGGCGTTTGCTAAGAACCTTGTTGATTTGAAGAAGTTGGGTTTGAATAAGCAGTTGTTTGCTCAGTTGGTGAACGCTGGTGCTGATGCTGGTGGTGCTACTGCTGAGGCTTTGGTTGCTGGTGGTGCTGACACGATTACGGCGTTGAACAGTCTTTACAATGAACTGGCTTTGTCTGCTGGTGACATTGCGGCTAATGCCACTGACACGCTGTATGAGGTCGGTCAGCAGGTTGTGAGTAACGGCTTTATAGAAGGTTTGTTGTCGCAGGATAGCGAGTTGCAGAGAGCCGCACAGACCCTTGCAGAGGCGTTTGCCAGCACTTTCCAGACACAGTTGCAGTTGGCTGTTGATGCTGTGTTGCCTCAGGGCAGCACGATGATTGACCAAGTGGCTGCTGTGAACTTGGCTGGTGGTGGCACTGGTGGTGGTCGAACCTTCAACATGGCTTCTACTGGCAAGGCAACAATCTTCAATGTGAATGTGTCTGCCGGTGTTGTCACCGATCCGAACGGCCTTGCACGAACCGTCATTGATTCGGTCAAGAAGTATGAACGCGCAAACGGTTCAGTTTGGGTTGCTGCCTGATGCCTGCTGTAACCGAAAAGGTTGAGCTTGGTTTCGATGAGAATGGGCCAGGTAACTTCTTCATTCTGGATGACGAGATTCAGGGCGTTCTTGACAACACTGGCTATGTTTTGGGTGGCGGTTCGTTCTTCTACGATGTGAGCGCCTATGTGACACAGATTAGTGTGAACCGTGGCAAGAGCCGTGCGCTAGACCGTTACCAGTCGGGTGTTGTGAATGTTCAGTTCAATAACCGGACAAGGTATTTTGACCCGACTTTTGTGGCTTCACCGTTCTATGGTCAGATTGTGCCGCGCCGAGATGTGCGAATAACGGCTAACAACGAGTTGGTGTTCTTGGGAACGACTGAGGACTGGAACTTGGATTATGCGCCGAATGGTGATTCGACTGCGACTGTTTCGGCTGCTGATGGGTTTGCGTTCTTAGCTGGTCAGACTTTGCCTGCTGGCACTAACCCTGTTGAGTTGTCGGGTGCGCGTGTGAGTCGTGTGCTGGATTCGGCTGGTGTGGATTGGCCTGCTGGTGCTAGAACCATTGACACTGGCACTGCGACTTTGCAGGCTGATGCTGTGACACCGGCTGATAACGCTTTGCAGTATTTGCAGCTCATTGAGTCTTCTGAGCCTGGCGAGTTGTTTATTGGTAAGAACGGCAACTTGGTGTTTCAGGATCGTAACAAGGTGTTCCCTTCGGGTGCTGTGCCGTTGTTGACTGATAACGCTTCGGGCATTACTTATTCGCAGGTGCGTGTGGTTTATGGTTCGGAGTTGTTGTTTACTCAGTCTGAGGTGACTCGTAAGGGTTCGTCAACGATTGTGCAGGCGAATGACTTGTCGGCTCAGTCTGATTATGGTGTGCGAACTTTGACCTTGGATGGGTTGTTGCAGAACACCGATGATGCTTTGGTTGAGTTGGCTACTTATTATGTGAGCTTGTATGCGCAGCCTGAGTATCGTTTCGACCAGGTGGAAGTCATTTTGTCGCAGCTGTCATTGGTGAACCAGAACAAGATTTTGGCGTTGGATTTGGGTTCGGCCGTTCAAGTGCAGTTCACGCCTAACGGCATCGCACCGGCTATCACTAAGTTTGCAAGGGTTATTTCTATCAGCCACACGGCTTCGTTGGTTGACCACAAAGTGGTTCTTGGTTTGGGAACGCTGAACGCAACACTATTCCAGTTGGATGACATTGCGTTTGGTATC